GTTCTGCGTTTCTCTCTCCCCGAAGCAAGCTGTGATTTGAAAAAAAAGATAACAATTTTGTTATGAAGACTGTAAAAAGTCGAAAATACAACGCTCATTACAAACAAATGCGCCGGATTATTTTGGCTACGCAACCGGCCTGTTTTTACTGCAAAAAGGCTGCAGCTACCACTATTGACCATGATCCACCTATTGACACCTTCCCGGCTCCAGAGCTTTGGGTTGGTACTCTAAGGCCAGCTTGTGCACATTGCAACTATTCGAAGGGAGCCATCTATGGTAACAAAAAAAGGAAAGCCGTTAAAAACAGTCGCAAATGGTAAAGCTGCAATTGGCAGACATACAGCTGCAATGAATAACGCTTTGAAGGGGCGTGTAGATATTGATGGTGTCACTCAGGTAGCTTTGTTAGGTTTGGCAACAGCGTGGGATGCTATAGAGAAGACCGGTGAAAATACACACACCATCCCATCTATATCCAGAGAGCTTAGAGAGATCTGGACTTATTGCGGTTTGCCAGAGGCAGATGACATTTTTAAGTAAGTGTCCACCAAGGTGGGCATCTTTAAGAGATAAAACTTGTGAGACAGATGGCGACAAGATGCAACTTGTAGCAGAGCTGTTGGGCTTTGATCTTTTTGAGTGGCAAAAATATGTCTGTGATGTAGGTTTAGAAAAAGACAAAAATGGCTTGTACAAATACCGCACTGTTGCAGCTCAAGTAAGCAGACAAAGCGGCAAGTCAAAACTAATAGAAACACGCATTGCTTATGAGCTATTACAACCCAAAAGACATGTTGCCTATACAGCTCAAGACCGCAATATGGCTAAAGTCAAATGGGAAGAGCATCTATTAAGTTTTATGATGTCGCCAAAGTTTTCAAAGCGTATTGCAAGAGTGTCAAAGACTAATGGCAATGAAAAGATCTACATGCGCAATGGATCTACCTATGGTGTTGTGACACCTAATGACAAGGGTGCAAGAGGATTGAGTTTAAATTTAATGGTCATTGATGAGGCACTAACACATCCATTGTCATTGATAGCAAACCTACAACCAACACTGGCAACAAAGCGCAATGGTCAGCTTTGGATTATGTCTAATGCAGGCAGACCAGGTGAGTCAGAGCTGCTAGAGCATTACCGAGAGCTTGGACATAGAGAGATTGCAGAGCCAACCAATAAACTAGCCTGGTTTGAATGGTCACCTATGTCAGATGATTTTGACTATATGGATCAAGATGTTTGGTACCAGGCAATCCCATCTTTACATGAAGAGAAGGGTGTTCTACTTGAAGCTGTCAAAGAGGCTTCATTGACTAACAGCCCAGAGATCTTTACAAAAGAATGGTTGAATGTCTGGCCGGCTAAAGATGCAGTTCAGGTAATTCAAACAGAGCTTTGGGATGCACTAGCTAGGACTGACATAGTTTTGGGTGATCAAGTGGTGTTTGGTGTTGATATATCAAGAGAGCGTGACAGAGCTGCTATTGCAGTCAGCGGCAAGGTTTTACATTACACACCTGTAGAGCTTATTGAGTGTAAAGAGGGCACCTCATGGGTATTGCCTAAATTGGTTGAGCTATGTAAGCGATATAAAACAAAGGTGGTCATAGATACCGGCTCACCTGCAGCCTCACTTATTGCAGAGCTGCAAAAAGAGAATGTCGGAGTAATGGCAATACATCTTAGAGATTATGCAAGAGCGTGTGGATCTTTTTATGATGCTGTACAAGCAAAAACAATCTGTCATATAGATGACCCAAACCTTAGAGCTGCAATCCTTGGCTCTACCAAAAGACCACTTGGAGACTCATGGGCATGGAATAGGCAGAGCACAACAAACATCACGCCACTTGTAGCGGTAACACTGGCACGCTATGGAGTAGTGACTACAATCGAAGAAAGACCAGTGGCAAGGAGTAAGATGTACTGATGAAATACATATCAACTATTTTACAAGTAGCAGGTTCTTTACTGATAGTCTTAGGTGTCGCATCCTATAGTTTGATTTCTGGAGTATTATTGGGCGGCGTATTTTTAATTTTATTCGGCATTGCTTTAGAGGTTAGAGGTAAATAATGCTTGGCAAGCTACTCAAGAGACAGATACAACCCGGCCTTGTTTATACATCCAGCGGTTATGTGGACTCTCTTGGTAGAGTCGGCAGATTTTTTGAAGGTAACTATGCAGGCACTTATGTAGATGGCCGCACTGCACTTGGCATACCTGCAATCTTCAGAGGTATCTCCTTAATTGCAGATGCAATCGGCGCACTAGAGCTTTGTGCATATCGCAATGGCAGAGAGGTTATGCCTAAACCAAACATTTTAGCAAGACCTAATCCAACAGAGACAAGAATGGAAACCATTGCAGCTATGGCTGCAGGTTTGTTAATGGATGGTAATTACATTGCAGTGTTAGGTGAGCCAGGAGCTAATGGTTATCCAGACAGTCTTTATCCAGTCGCACCTGATCGGGTGCAAGTGTCAAGAGATAAAGGCAAAATTGTTTATAGAATTGATGAAAAAGTTTATGACCGGTCAGAGATTTTTCATATTAAAAATTTTACAATGCCGGGTGATCTTGTGGGCAGAGGCATCTTGGCTGTTGCAAAACAATCACTAGGTAAAGAAATTGCTATCAATGAGTATGCAGCTAGATACTTTGATGGTGGAGTAAATCCTACAGCTGTTATTAAATCTGCTAACCCAGATCTTACAAGTGAAGAGGCAGATGCTTTAAAATCTGCATGGATGTCAATGTACTCATCACGCAATAGATCACCTGTAGTAATGAACGCATCTACAGACTTTGAGGTGTTGAGTAGTAACGCAGCTGAGAGCCAATTGGTAGAGGCACAAACAGCTGGACTTACAGAGGCCGCAAACATCCTTGGCCTACCGGCTTATTATTTAGGCGCACCTAATAGCAGCCGTACTTATAGCAATGTTGAACAAGAAAATTTACAGCTAATAAAATTCTCAATACAACCGATAGCTGAAAGAATTGAGGCTGCCTTCTCAGATTTATTAGTGCGTGGGCAAACAGCCAAATTTAAGTATGACTCTATGTTAAAAACAGACACAGCTAGTCGCTACGCAGCATACGCAACCGCATTGTCAAGTGGATTTTTAACTGTTGATGAAGTGCGTGATAGAGAAAATCTTGAGTCTATGGATTATGAAGAGGGCGAATTTGATGATGAGACAGATGCAAGCTCACAAGCACAAGAGGTGATAGATGAACAATGATATAGAAAATAGACAATACTCAGTAGAGTTACAACTACGCCTTGCAGATGGTGATGGGCGCACTATCTATGGTATAGCAGTCCCATACAATAAAGAGCAGCGCATCAATGGCACCATTACTGAGATATTTAGAAAAGGTGTTTTTGCAGATGTTATCCGAGCACCTCACAGAGTAAAACTTTTGCGTGGTCATGGTGAAAACAATGTGCTAGGTAGAGCCACGCTCTTAAAAGAAACAGATGATGGTTTATATGCAGAGTTTAGAATTTCAAAAACAAGAGAAGGTGATGAAGCTTTAGAGCTAGTCAGAGATGGCGCACTAGATCAATTATCTATTGGGTTTATGCCTATTAAAAACCGCAAAAGACCAGATGGTGTCATGGAGCGAATAAAGGCTCATTTAGCAGAGGTATCTCTTGTGACCTTTGGAGCTTATGGAGATATGGCCGCTGTTGCCGGAGTGCGACAAGGTGCACCTCAAATAACACCTAGACTAGATGAAGCTAGAAAGATCTTAGATGCCATACAGCGTAGTAAGTAATCATCCAGACTGTGAAGGTTTTGCAGTAGTCAAAGATGAAAACAATGAGTTAATAGGCTGTCACAAAACTCAAGCTCAAGCTGAGGATCAATTAACTGCAATAAACATTGCAGAGTTTGGTACAAGAGAGTTACCTGAAAACTATAGACCGGCAGCTAGTGAAGATGTACCAGAGGGGCGCAATTGCGCTAATTGTTACTTTTACCAAGAGGGTTATTGTGATCTTTGGAAAGACAATGTGCAGGCAAATTATTATTGCAACAGATGGGCAGCTCAGAATGAAGAAAGAGCCGAGAGCTTTACGCCTACAGCTGCAATGAGGACAGAGGCACAAAGAGGACTTGATTGGCGTAGAGAGTTTGGCAGAGGCGGCACTGAGATAGGTATTGCTAGAGGTAGAGACATTGCCGGTGGAAAAGACTTACCTTTAGACACAGTTAATCGCATGGTATCTTTTTTTGCAAGGCATGAAGTAGATAAACAAGCTGAGGGTTTTAGCCCCGGAGAAGATGGCTACCCTTCAAACGGCAGAATTGCATGGGCATTATGGGGCGGTGATGCCGGTAAGTCTTGGGCAGAAAACATAGCAAACCAAGATAGAGATTATGATGAAGATAAAGATAAAAAGCCTAGATACAACACAGCTGTACAAATATTACAAAACTTAAAAAAACAGATATAATATAAATAGTAGAACACCTGACCCTGTATTGCAGCGAGTCACACCTTCTCACAAACCAAACTAATTTATAGGAGAAAAATGTCTAATACATTTCTAGCCTCTCTGCGTGAGAAGCGTGAAACAAAGACTGCTCTTATTTCATCAACAGTAGAGCGTGCAGCCGAAGAGCTGCGTGATCTATCAGAGGTTGAACTTGCCAATGTAGAGGCACTAAACCTTGAAGTAAAAAAGTTAGATGAAAGAATTGAGCAGATGTCTGATATTGAAATCCGCAATCAAAAGGCAGCTGAATTAGCAGCCAAAGTTGATGCGAATGTAGAACCAAAGAAAGAGTCAAGAGCCGGTGGATTTAGTGTAGTAAGTGAAGAACTTACTTACTCAACACGCTCAGGCAATGACTTTATGACAGATGCACTTAAGTCCCATTTCAAAACAGATGGTGATGCGCTAGAGCGTATTCAACGCCATCAAAGAGAAATGGCAATTGAGAAGCGTGCAGTATCAACATCAAGTTTTGCAGGCTTAGTAGTGCCTCAGTACCTTGTTGATCTATATGCGCCACTAGCTAGAGCTGGTCGCCCATTTGCAGATGCAGCTCGCAAACACACATTACCTGCACAAGGCATGTCAGTAGTATTGTCAAAAATCTCTACTGGAAATACAACAGCTTATCAAACATCTCAAAACACAGCTGCGGTATCACAAGACATGGCAGATACAACCTTGACAGTTGATGTAAATACAATTGCTGGTCAAGCCTCAGTATCAAAGCAAGCATTACTGCGTGGATACAACATTGAGTCAATTGTTCTAGGTGATTTAATTAGAGCCTACAACACCAAGCTTGATGATGCGATCCTTAATGGCACCGGTTCAAATGGTCAGCCTCTTGGATTAAAGACAATGACAAGCGGTATCTTGGTAACTTACACAGCTACTACAGGTACAGTTGCAGGTCTATATCCAAAACTTGCAGATGCAATTCAACAGATCCAAAGTAATGTGTATGTAAATCCAAACGCAATACTTATGCACCCACGCCGCCTTGGCTTCTTACTATCCGGCCTTGATGGATCAAACCGCCCATTGGTGGTACCAAACGCTTACAACCCAATCAATGCAATGGGTACTGGAGCAGGCACACCTTCATATGGTGCAAGCGGCTATTCAATTCTTGGCTTGCCAATTATTGTTGATGCTAACATTGCAACAAATATTGGCACATCTACAAACCAAGATACAGTCTTTGTTGTAGATCTAAATGAGTGTCATTTGTTTGAAGAGACAAACTCTCCTACTTATGTCACCTTTGAAGAGCCAAACGGCAAGGTAGCAATTAACATTGTGCTATTCGGAATGTCAGCATTTACAGCTGAACGCTATCCAAAAGCAATTGCACAAATTAACGGCACCGGCTTGGCAACACCAAGCTTCTAAGTAAAGCTTCTAAGCCCCCTACCCTTCCA